CAATCAACTATTTAATCAAGAGTGGGGTAAGACAAATTACACCCAAACAGACGATGATGGGAATGTAGTCGATGGTTCTCTTTATAGTGTTATAGCACCATTTGGACACCCTAAGTACGAAAGGATAATAGATTTAGATAATGAAGTACAAACAGATATTCAATGGGGTTATAGTGTAGATGACAACAGAGAAAGCTATATAGGTAAACCTTTATTGTTTTATCCTGTATATACAAACCCAAGTGAGGTTATTAGCTTTATAGACTTTGTTAACCCTGATGGCACGTATGGTACACACTCATCAATTTCAGGAAGTGTAAATATGCCATCTAACAGCGTTTCTTTTAGCTCAGGTACATCTACTGCTAATATTAATTTTAAGTTAGAGAAAAACGAATATACAGGAGATAGCGCGTTTACAGGCACGTTGTTTCAAAACTACCACACCAATTATATCACAAATGTATTCGACACAAAAAACAGACTTACAAAAGTAAAGGCATATTTACCCCTTAAAATACTTTTGAACTTTACACTTGCTGATAGGTTTGACATCAATGGCAAAAGGTATAAGATCAATAGTATAGATACGAACTTAGCAACAGGCGAATCAAACATAGAACTATTAAACGAATTATGATACAGAACATATTAGAATTACTACCCTATGTAAAAGATGGCTCGGAAAATATCCGTATAGCTAAAGGACAAAACTATTTACCTAAGAACTTTAAGCAAGCGTTTACCCAAATTAAAAAAGAAGTGAAATGGCAGTCAAAAAAACAATAATAATTGATGCACAAACTAATGGTGCTGAAAAAAGCATTGATGATTTAACAAAAAGCACAGACAACTTAAACAAAAGTACTGAGGGCTTAACAGGTAGTTTGGATAAGGTAACAGGTGGTGCGATAAGTGGATTTAAGGGTGTTGGTCAAAGTGTTAAAAAGGCAATAACAGGATTTAAAAATCTTAGGGTTGCTATAATTGCCACAGGAATTGGTGCGTTAGTAATTGGTATAATTTCACTACAAAAAGCGTTTACGTCATCAGAGGAGGGGCAAAATAGATTTGCTAAAATAATGATGCAAATTGGCGTGGTTACAGGTAATGTTGTGGATATCTTAGCTAACTTAGGCGAATCAATATTTGCAGCAGGTAAAGCACTTATGAAACTCGCTAAAGGAGATTTAAAGGGTGCATCAGCAGCATGGGGCGAACTTAAAGAAAACGTATCTGAAACTGTTGATGGTATTAAAAACTTTGGCGAAGAAACAAAAAACGAAATAAAGTTAGCAGGTCAAATAGCAGATGCAAGGGCTAAAGCAGACAAGGCAGAGCGTAAACTTATTTTAGACAGAGCAGAAGCCAACAGAAAAATAGCTGAACTTCGTGAGATTGCAGCAGACAAAGAGAATGTATCTGTACAGGAACGACTTGATGCACTAAGGGAAGCAGGTAGGGTAAATGATGAAATTGCACAAAAAGAAATAGAAACAGCAAAGTTAAGGTTTGAAGCTAAAAAATTAGAAAACTCACTAAGCAAATCAACTAAAGAGGACTTAGACGAACAGGCACGCCTACAAGCTGAATTAATAAACTTAGAAACAGCACGACTAAACACACAAAAAAGATTAACTGCCGAAATCACAGGTGCTGTAAGAGAAGAACAAGCGGAGAGAAATGCAGCTCTAAAAGAACAAGCGGATGCAGAAAAGTTGGCAGCTGATGAAAAGGTCAAAAGGGATAAGGATGCTGCTGCTAAAGCAAAAAAGTTGTCAGATGCAGCAAAACAAGATGCTATTAATCAAGCTAAGTTAGATAAACAACTTGCAAACCAAAAGCAACAAGATATTACAAATGCACTCGGAAACATAGCGAGTATTGTAGGTCAAAACTCCAAGTTTGGTAAAGCTATTGCTGTTGTACAAGCGATTAGAGATACTTATGCAGGGGCAAACAAAGCTCTTGCTCAGGGTGGTCTATTTGGGTTTATAGGGGCTGCTGCTGTTGTGGCAGGTGGACTTGCAAACGTAAAGGCAATCACATCTGCAAAAGAACCAACCGCACCAAGTTTTGCTAAAGGTGGCGGTAGGGGGGCAGCGAGTGTATCTGTACCTACACCAACACCACCGCAACCACCTGCGTTCAACATAGTAGGTGCATCAGACACGAATCAATTAGCATCTGCAATAGGTGGACAAGCCCAACAACCTGTTAAGGCATTTGTAGTATCAAACGATGTAAGCACAGCACAGGAGTTAGATAGAAACATCGTAGAGGGTGCATCAATAGGATAAAATACAAAAACCAAATTAAATACGTTATATATATATGCGAATCGTAGAACTTATATTAGGAGACGAGGAAGTAACAGGGATAGAGGCGATATCAGTCGTAGAAAACCCTGCGATTGAGGAAGATTTTATTGCACTAAAGAACGAGGAAATTAAACTTGCTGAGGTATCAGGCGAGAAACGTATCTTACTTGGTGCATTACTTATCCCTAATAAACCTATTTATAGACGTAATGGCGATGATGAGTACTACATCTACTTCTCAAAAGAAACAGTAGAAAAGGCATCACAGCTTTACTTACAAAATGGTAATCAAAACAAAGCGACTTTAGAACATCAACATAGCATTAATGGTTTAACACTTGTAGAAAGTTGGATAGTAGAGGACGAAGTACAGGACAAATCAAGAAAGTACGGACTAAATGTACCTGTGGGAACTTGGATGGGGGCTGTAAAGGTAAACAATCAAGAGATATGGGAACAGTTTGTAAAAAGCGGAAAGGTTAAAGGCTTCTCAATAGAGGGGTATTTCGCTGACAAAATGGAACGCCCAAAAGAACCTATTGATGACTTTGATGAAGATGAAGCAAAAGATATGCTTAAACACATCCGTAGAGTTGTTAAACAAGATGGTAGATACAAAGATGGTCAAAAAGAAGAATTAGAATCCTACACAGACTATCCAAGTGGTGTAAAGAATAATGCAAAGCGTGGCATCGAGCTTAACGAGAAAGTAAACAATAAATGTGCTACTGATGTAGGTAAGATACGAGCGCAACAACTCGCACAGGGTAAACCCATTTCAAAAGAAACTATTAAACGTATGTACTCCTATCTAAGCAGAGCAGAGGAATACTACAACGAAAGCGACACTAAAGCGTGTGGTACTATCTCATATCTATTGTGGGGTGGTAAAGCAGGTAAACGATGGGCTGAAAGCAAGTTAAAAGAATTAGGCGAATTAGATTTAGCTTCTCAGGTTATTAATGACGAGATGGCTATCATAGACGATAGGCTTGCGTTTGCCACAAAAGAATTAGCAATAGCAGCAGCAAAAGATATAGGTTGTGAATCTTTCCACGAACACGAATACGAGGGTAAGGTATGGTATATGCCATGCGAACAGCACGATCTTAAAAAGCCATGCCAAGATGGATACGTCCAATATGGTATGAAAATGAAAAACGGTAAAAAAGTACCTAATTGCATAAAGATAGATGGCTAAACGTATAGACTACACAAAAGTAACAAAGCCAAAGGTACGCAGAAAGGGTGTACACGCTAAAACCAAAATGAGTAGCATTAAAGGTTCAAAGCTATATAAGAAAAAATACAGAGGTCAAGGCAAATGATTAAGCGACTAAAACAATTTATCACACCATCAAGAACAAGCCCAAAGGGTTCAAGACGTGCTTGCTTATGCGAGGATAACACGTATTCTATTAAGTGTTGTGATGGCTCATTAAGGGGTCAAGGGATTGGGAAAGTATAACCCAAAATACAAATTAAATTTTAAATACGTTATATAGTTATGAAAGCGACAGAAATTCTAAGTAAAATCAAAACCTATCTTGGGGAAGATACTGCTGATATCGTAAATGATATTGAGCAAACCCAAGAGGTTAAGTTGGCACAGGCTAAACTTGACAATGGTACTGTCCTTGAAGCGGAAGCGTTTGAATCAGGCAATGAGGTCTTTATTGTATCTGATGACGAGAAAGTGGCTGTACCTGTTGGGGAGTACCTAATGGAAGATGGTCAAATCCTTGTTGTTAGTGAAGAGGGTGTTATTGGCGAAATCAAATCAGAAGAAGCTAAAGAGGAAGAGGAAGAAGTTGAAGCATCTGAGGAAATCGAAGAAGTGGAAGCTGAATATGCAACTAAAGAAGAGTTAGCAGAAGTTAAATCAATGCTCGAAGAAATTAAAGCAATGATTGACAAGAAAGAGGAGATGAGCGAAGTAGAGGAACAAGTGAAAGAGGAACTATCCGAAACACCTGCATCTGAACCTATCACTCATAACCCTGAGCCAAAACAAAAAGTAAATCTAAAGTATTCGCAAAACAGAAAGCAAAGTACTTTTGACAAAGTAATGAATAAAATTATTAATAATTAAAATCTAAAAAATGCCAAATCCAACTATTACAGGAAGTAGCTATGCAGGGGAATTTGCAGGTAAATATCTCGGAGCTGCTCTATTAAGTGCTGACACACTTGACAAAGGTGGGGTAACAATTCTACCTAATGTTAAGTACAAAGCTGCTATGAAAGTAGGTGCGTTCGGAAGTCTTGTACGCTCTGCTGATTGTGACTTTGATTCATCTACATCTACACTAACTCTTACTGAGAAAGTGCTTACACCAACTGAATTGCAAGTAAACTTACAAATTTGTAAGAAAGAATTGCACTCTGATTGGGAAGCTGCTCAAATGGGCTTTAGTGCTTTTGATGAATTACCACCATTGTTCTCTGACTTCGTTATCGCACGTGTAGCTGCTGAGGTTGCTAAAGCAACTGAAACTTCTATTTGGAGTGGTAGTGCAGGAGAGGGTTCGTTTGATGGCTTTGAAACTCTATTAGCTGCTGATGCAACTGTTGTTGATGTAGTAGGTACTACTGTTACAACTGCAAACGTAATCGCTGAGCTTCAAAAAATCGTAGATGCTATCCCAAGTGGAGTTTACGGAAAAGAAGATTTAACTATCTATGTATCACAAAACATCGCTAAAGCATATATCGGCGCACAGGCTGCTTTGGGTTATAGAGAGTTGTACCACGTAGGACAAACTGAAATGAACTTTCAGGGTATCTCATTGTTCCCAACAGGTGGACTTGGAGATAACGTAGCTGTTGCTGCTCAGAAATCTAACCTATTCTTTGGAACAGGATTGCTTGATGACCGCAATGAAGTTAAAGTTATTGACATGGCTGACCTTGATGGTTCGCAAAATGTTCGTGTAGTAATGCGCTATACAGCAGGTGTACAAACAGGTGTTGGTTCTGATATCGTTCTTTACACATAGTAGATAATTAACTAACAAATTAGGGTGGGTAAGCCAATTAAGTGCCTACCTGCCCTTTTTTAATTTAAAAACAAAATCTTATGCCTTGTTCAGTAACAAATGGGAGAGCGTTACCATGTAAGAGTGGTGTAGGTGGATTAAAGAGTATTTACTTTGCCCCTTACACAAGTACTACTGCTGCCTTAACAGATAGCTCAGGTACAATCACTTTAGATGATAGTGTTTCTTTCTACAAATATGAAATCAAAGGTAATTCGTCTTTAGAAACAGCGATCAATTCTTCACGTGAGAATGGTACGACTTTTTACGAATCAACTTTGAATGTTACGTTTACTTTTATAGACGTAGCAACACAGGAGCAAATTAAGCTCTTATCACATGGACGTCCACAGATCGTGATTGAAGATTACAATGGTAATCACTTTTTGATGGGTAAGGATCATGGTTCTGAGGTTACAGGCGGTACAGTTGTTACAGGTGCAGCAATGGGAGACCTATCAGGTTTTACTCTCACGCTAACAGCACAAGAAACAGCACCACCATTTTTCTGCGACCAACCTACTGATGATGCTTCATCGCCAATTAACCCAACTCCATAATTTTTTGTATATTAGCAAAGAATTTTCATTAAGTTTGGTTTAGTTATAATTAGGGGGTATAAAAGCCCCCTTTTTTATTACACAAAATTTATAATTTATACGTTATATAAGTGTATGCAAATTCTAACTACATCGACAGATTCTCAAAGCATAGATGTAATACCACGCAGAAGCGTATCAGGGGTTATATCTTTGTTTGTTAGGAACGAATCAACAAACGTGGTTACACAATACACATCAGATCAGTATTGGGATACATACGAAGCTACTTTTAGCGATTCAGAAATAGAGTGGAGTGGTAGTACATTGACGTTTTCAGAGAGTCAAACATATCTTAGGATAAACAACAAATACAGCTTATCAGAAGATACTTATTATTCATTTGTAATACAGGACACAATAGGAAAGTTATTTAAAGGTATGATGTTTTGTACAAATCAAACAGTAGATCAAAGTACAAACGAATACTATGAAATGAATAAAAACCAATATGTAACACACTCAGCAGATAACGAGTTTATTATACTATGATAAAACTAACCACATCAACGGATGCACAAACCATTAAGGTTATTCCACGTTCTTATGCAACGAATGTAAGTATGGTATTTAGAGACGATAGTACAAACACATCTGTAACATATTCTACATCTGCAACCACTGATAAAGACCACTTAGTTATAAGCGAATCATTATCACTTACAGAGGGTAGGTTTTATGATTTAACAATAAAAGAGGGAACAAGCGTTATATATAAAGACAAAGTGTTTTGCACAGACCAAACAGTTGACCAAGACACGAATAATTATTACTCAGTTAATCAAGGGGAATACACAACAGAAACAACCTACGATAACGATTATATTATATTATGAAAAACGATTTAAGAATAGTTAGTTTAAGCACCTATACAAGCCCTGCGGTAAAAGAGGTACGGAATCAGGAGTTTGTAAGCTATGGGGAGGATAACAACTACTTTCAATATCTTATAGACAGGTACAATGGTAGCCCTACAAATAACGCTATTATAAATGGTGTTAGTGAGATGATTTACGGAAAAGGTTTAGATGCTACCAATAGCAATAGAAAACCTGACCAATATGCACAGATGGTGTCTTTGTTTAACGCTGACTGTGTACGTAAAGTAGTGTATGATTTGAAACTTATGGGGCAATGTGCTTTACAAGTTATCTACTCTAAGGATAGAAGCAAAATTGTAAGTCTTGAACATATCCCTGTTGAAACACTACGTGCTGAAAAATGCAACGATAAAGGCGAAATCGAAGCGTACTTTTACCATTACGATTGGGCTAAATACAAAAAGAGCGATGACATAAAACGTATTCCTGCCTTTGGAACTTCTAAAGAGGGATTAGAGATTATGTACATCAAACCTTATCGTGCAGGGTTTAAGTATTATTCGCCTGTGGATTATCAAGGGGGTACACAATACGCAGAGTTAGAGGAAGAGATAAGCAACTACCACTTAAATAATATAATGAATGGGTTAGCCCCATCTATGTTAATTAACTTTAATAATGGCACACCTGATCCTGAACAAAGAGAACTAATCGAAAGACGTATATACGAGAAGTTTAGTGGTAGTAGCAACGCAGGTAAGTTTATCTTAGCGTTTAACGATAACGCCGAAACTGCTGCGGACATACAACCTATTCAACTAAGCGACGCACATAATCAATATCAGTTTTTAAGTGATGAAAGCTCACGTAAGATACTTGTATCTCACAGGGTAGTAAGTCCTATGCTTTTAGGAATTAAAGACAACACAGGGCTTGGTAATAACGCAGACGAGCTTAAAACAGCTACTATCCTTATGGATAATACTGTAATTCGTCCGTTCCAAAGATTGCTTATTGAGAACTTCGACCAAATTCTTGCATATAATAACATATCACTTAATTTATATTTTAAGACATTACAACCTTTAGAGTTTACTGACCTTGACAATGTAGAGGATTCAGAAACAAGAGAAGAGGAAACAGGTGTAAAAATGTCTAAAGAGGATTTATCTGATGAAGATTTTGATGTAATACTTGACGAACTAAGAGGCGAGACAATGTCGAATCGTTGGGAGGCAGTAGATGTTAGAGAGCAAAACGATGAAAACGAAAACATAGAAGATTGGGCTGTTAAGCACATTGAAAGCAAAGAACAACAGTTAGAGAAAAAGTCAATAGATTCTAAAAAAAGTGGTTTTAGTTACTTAGACAAATCCCTTTATAAAGTAAGATACAGATACGCACAAAAATACAGCTCAGGCAAGTCAAGACAGTTTTGTCGTATTATGATGAGCAGAAGCAATAGAAACGTAGTGTACCGCATAGAAGATATTGACAAGGCAAGTAACGCAGGTGTTAATAAGTCTTTTGGACATAAAGGTAAAGCATACGATTTATTTAGATTTAAAGGTGGTGTTTCTTGTGGTCATGTATGGGAGGAAGTTTTATATAGACTTAAATCCAAGACTATGAAAAAAAATATCCAAAACTACGATGAAGTAGATAAGATACCTAAATCGTACGCACCAACACCAAGAGGGTATAAGGATGCAGCGAAAGCCCCAAAGGATATGCCCAACAACGGACACCACCCAAATTATAAAGGATAATGGCAACAGCACTATTTATATCACGCACAGACCTTGTTAAGAACAGTATTATAGATGGTAATACCGACACCGACAACTTTATCAAATTTATTCGTATAGCACAGGAGATTGAAATACAAAACTATTTAGGTACTGACCTTTACAATAAGATTAGCGCAGACATCGTTGCAGGTACGCTTACAGGCGATTATCTTAACCTTGTTAATGATTATGTACAACCTATGCTTATATGGTGGGCGCAGGTTAATTATTTACCTTACGCTGCTTATCAAATAAAGAATGGTGGTGTATTTAAGCACACATCAGAGAACGCAGAAAGTGTAAGCAAAAACGAAGTAGATTACTTGGTAGAAAAGGCACGTAATACAGCAGAGTATTACACACGTAGGTTTGTTGATTATATGAGTTTTAATAGCTCTACGTTCCCTGAGTATAATAGTAATTCAGATAGTGATGTTTATCCTGATAAAGATAGCTTATTTAACGGATGGGTACTGTAAAATATAAACCGAAAGAAAGAAACGTAGTTAAACTAAAAAGATTCTTACAAAACAACGAAAGTAAGGTATGGCAAATCTTCAAAACAAAAGAATAAAAGACACCTACGAGGGGTTAATCAAAACTACTGATAACAATGCTATTAGTGGAGAGGTTGAACTTACCGATGGTTCAGGTAATGGTACAGGGGTTAGCGTGTCCGCAGATGGACGTGTGGTGGCATCAGGTACTGTTTCTTTTGGTTCTTTGAAGGATACAGGCGAAAACATTACGATCACTAAATTTGTAGATCAGGCAGATGGTATTGCAAGTAACGATAACGACACTTCTATCCCCACAGTTGCAGCAGTTAAGGATTATGTAGATAGCACCGAACTTGACACAGTTACAAGTGTAAACACACAGACAGGCGATGTAGTCTTAGGAACGGATAACATAAGTGAGGGATCAAGTAACCTATATTATACAGAAGATCGTGTAAATGCAAATACAAACGTAGCTGCTAACACACTTAAAAACACTTATCCTACTGCTGATGCAAATAAGGTAGGGCATATTACAGTAACACAAGCTGTAAACTTAGACACAATAGAATCAAACGTAGCTACAAACAATTCTAAGATTAGCTTTGATAGTAGTGCATCGGCTAAGCTATCAGGCATTGAAAGTGGTGCGGAGGTTAATCCTACATCTACGGATCAACTAAACGAGGGGGCATCTAATTTATACTTTACAGATGCACGTGTTTCGGCAAATAGTGCAGTAGCATCAAATACCGCTAAGACAGGTATAACATCACAACAAGCGACAGACATAACCACCAATAACGCTAAGGTGGGAATAACCACAGGTCAAGCTACTGCCATAACTACCAACACAGCAAAGGTTAGTTTTCCTGAAGCACCTAATGATGGCGATTCTTATGTAAGAAAAAATGAGGGTTGGGAAAGTCTTACACACCCTACCGATTTAGTTACATCTGTAAACACACAAACAGGTGCGGTTGTTTTAGATTCAGACGATATTGCAGAGGGTTCGTCTAACTTATACTACACAGAGGCAAGGGTTTCAGCTAATACTAATGTAACTGCAAACACAGCTAAGGTAGGCATCACTACACAACAATCAAGTGATATTACCACAAACAATGCTAAGGTTGGCATTACTACACAACAGGCATCTGATATTACTACTAACAATTCAAAGGTTGGAATAACAACACAACAAGCATCGGACATAGTTACCAACAATGATAAAGTTGGTATAACAACAGCACAGGCAGATGCTATAACCGCTAACACAGCAAAGGTTGGTATTACTACGCAACAGGCGAGCGATATAACAACGAATAATGCCAAAGTGGGTATAACCACTCAACAGGCGAGTGATATCACGTCAAACAACGCTAAAATAAGTTTTGACAGTGCTTCATCTACTAAGTTGGCAAGTATTGAAACAGGAGCAGAGGTAAATACAGTAGATAGCGTAAACGGACAAACAGGTGCAGTATCATTAAGCACCTCAAATGTAAGTGAGGGTTCAAACCTTTATTATAGTGATTCACGAGTTACTAACAATAGTAGTGTATCAGCTAACACAGCTAAAATAAGCTACAATACAACAGATTCCACTAAAGTAGGTTATATTAGTATAACACAAGAAGTTGATTTAGATGTTGTAGAAAACAAACAAGATAACCAATATAAGATAATTGGTATTGCTATGGATTATTCAAACAGAGTGTTATCGGATAGTGGAACTGCTGAGGGTAGCCAAAGTATTATGGAAAATATAGAAACTTTAATCTTAAACTAATGAGCATATACGATAATGCAGGTGTAGTGTTAATACCATCAGGAACTAAAGCGAGTAAGCTATATTCAGTTTTACCTGCTAATGGCGATGGGGATTTTAACGCTACAAGAGGTTCAACTGCGACACGAGTAAACAAAGATGGGCTAATAGAAAGCGTTGCTACAAACGTACCACGCTTAAATTATCCTTTAATTGATGGCGTAGTACAGGATTGTCCCGCTTTACTTTTAGAACCGAGCAGACAGAATAAATCACAGTGGAGTGAAGATTTTAGTAATTCGATTTGGAATAGATCAAATAGTAGCGTCTTAACAAATCAAACGATTGCGCCTGATGGTTCTGTTACTGCTGATAGATTTATAGAAAACACTGCAACAGGTTCGCACGATATAAGACAAAACGAAAGTGGTTTAAGTTCAAGTACTCAATATACATATTCTTTTTTTGTTAAAGCGTATGAGGGGGGAAGTTACAGGAATGTAAATTTTTATGTGGGTGGTATAAATTCAACAGGTTCATTTTCTTTTAATACAGGCACATTTACAACACATTCTTTTGATAAGGCAAAAGCCGTTAATTATGGTAATGGGTGGTATAGATTAGAAATAACAGATACAACCATAGGCACGACATTCAACACGATTATACTTTCTCAAAATGGTACGACTACAAACTATACAGGCGATGGTTCAAGTGGTTTTTATTTATGGGGTTCTCAGTTTGAACAAGGAAGCTACGCAACAAGCGATATACCTAACCTATCAACAGGAAATACAACA